TTGCAAATACCATTTTGGACATTTCCACTAGTTGCATCTAGAGTAGAAAAGTCTAAATTATCTCCACTATGTATAACTGCAACAGAACAATTATCTTTTTTAGCAGTAGCCATAACTATAGAATTTTTAAAACTAAACCCCTCCGCTACTAATGTTTTTGAAGCATAAGCTCCTTTTGTCTCTAAAGAGCCTGTAACAATTTTTATATTTAAAATTGTTAAAACATCGTAATCAGATTTATGTTCAATTTTACATAGATTTTCCAATCTATCCAAAAGACTGTTATTATCTAATGGGATAAAATTAGCAACATTTGCAGATACATCACTATTTTGATTTAAACACTTGTACATTTTTCTTGTGTTTCTATCATAGTAGATGTAGTTTACATCTTTTACCCCTGCCTCTTGTATATCTCCACCATAGCCCATACATCCAAACATTCTAGATAGCATCATACCTTCGAGAGCTTTTCCTTCAGTGGTTCCATATTGCACTATCCCTGCTTTTTCTCTTGTTGCTCCTTCTTGTATTTTAGTAACAGCATTACTTAATTTTTCTGTTTCCTTGTCTATTAATTCTGAGTTTTGATTAAAATCATCTACGTTATAATAATCATTTCCACCTGGTTTTATTAATCTTAAATGTTTAGTATAATCTGCCATTTTATTTATCTCCTTTCATCATAAATATTCCTATTTTTTATAGTTTTTAAAGATGTATGTTTCATAGAACTTAACTCAATATGTTTGTGATACTTTCCAATAACATCAGCATCATTATAAAGTCTAGTATCATATATCTGTTTGTGAGTTTTGCTTTTCAAAATATTATGAACTAAATAAGCCACTTGATTGTGTGTGTTGTATCTAAATTCGATACTAAAATTTAGATGAGCTGGTTTATTAATATGAATAAAGTTTTTAAAGTTATCCAAATTAGATGGTATTCCGACTACTGAAGTAAATTTAATTATGAAAGAATAATCATTGTAATTCTCAATAACTTCAATTTCTCCATTTGTGAATATCTTAGCTTGTTCTTTTAAAACGTGAGGTGTAAAAATATTTTTAGATAGTAAAGTATAGATAATTCTGTCTTTTCTATCCTGTAGACTCCAACCATTTTTATAGTCTAATTCCATAAACCTTTCATAATTAGCCACTTGTTGCTCATTAAAAAAAGCTATGAATAATAGCTCTTTGTATTTCTGTATATCGTTTTTAGCATATTCACAGATTAAATCTAGTGTTCTGATTAAATCTTCTTGTAAACTATTTCTAGCTATTTTTGAAACTTTCTTAATTAATCTATTGCTCATTTATAATCACTGTCCCAACTACTAATATCTCATCATCTGCAATTTCTATATTAGAATTAGAATTGTTTACTTTTACAAAGTTATCATTTACTCCGTCTATTTCTAAAATAGCTTTCTCTAAACGATTAATAGATAGTATTGTTTTATTAGCTTTCTCAAAAGTAGCATTCCCAGTTTTTATAACAGCTTTTAAAAGAGATTCGATTCTTTCTTTTACATCTGATAGAGCATATCCAGATTTTAATATATTATTAACTTCTATGTTTATAGTCTTAGCTCTAAAGCTTTCTATAGTTACATCTGCTCCAACAGGTCTACCGTCATCGCTTTGTATTCTTTCTCTAACTTTTTGAATTAGAGATGAATCTGCAATATCATTATTATAGTTAGCAATCAGAACTTTAACAGTTCCATTACCATTCCAAAGAGGTTTTACTAAGACTTTTCCAACTCCATCAACTTGTTTAGCCCATTGTTCTTTATCATATCCATTTATAATTTCTTTTTCATTCGTAACACTGTAGATATTGCTATTTTGAATTTCAAAAGTTGTAATTTCTCCTATTGCAGCATTACCTATTTTTCCTTCTGAAAGACATTCTATTTCTATCTCTGCAACTCCAGCTGTGCTAAGATATTCTTTTCTTAAAGATTTATATTTTATACCATCTCTATTTAGAAATATTGTATTTTCTTCTATGATAGAGTTTGCTTTTCCTGTTATTTTTAGAGTTCCTTTTGCCTTAGTTCCTACCCTTCTTTTCACTCCAAACATTAGAGCGTGTTTATCAACGTATTCATCTTCTGTTGCAGTATCTATGAATGTTTGTTTCTCCCAAAACTCTAACTCTTTATAAACTTCTTCTGCTGTTATTCCAAAAGTTGCAGCAATATCAAAGTTATAGGTCCCTTCCATTTTTGAAAGTGGGTTTTTAAGATTATCTAAGAAATTATTTCTTAATTCTATTTTATCTTTCATTTACACCTCCATCTCTAGCTCACCATATACCGTTTTAACGTTAAAAGTTATTTGTGGAACATATTCATCTTCATTAGAAATGTCAAAATTATAACACTCTGTGATGTAAGGATTTACTAGTAATGTATCCCTTATTTGGTTTATCATTAAAGCATCTTTAACTGTTTTATGATAGATAGTTCCTATATTAGTTTCTAATTCACTCCCATATTCGTCACTATGCACATCAGTATATCTAAATCTTTCAGTCTTTAATGCCTTAAATATCCATACTTTTAAACCTTCATTTTTCTCTAAAACTTTTATATCATTTCCTTCTTTTATATATTCTCCAGTTTTAAAGTCTATAGCATATTCTTTAAAAGTTGCCATTTCTTCAACTTCTGTTTCTGCTTTTTTAAGAAAAATATTAAAATCTTTTTCCACATCACACCCCCTTTATTGCTCCACTCGGCATTTTAACTATTTTTGTCACAACTACATAATGTACACCCATAACAAGAACAAGTACTTCATCGCCTTTTTGTAATGTATCCTCGAACCAAATATCCTTGTGAGATTTATATGTTCCATTTCCTTGATAGTTTCCACTTCCATTTAACTTTGGTATCTTATGCCCCATCGCATCCTGAGTAGTATTATCGTAATCATATTTAGATACATCTATTTTTATTTCATCAATAACACCATCTATCGTATAATCCCTATGATAATGAGGTAATAAGTAATTACTACAGTAAATTTGCTCACTTGGTATAACTTGACCATCAAATTCAATAGTTAAGTTTGGGGGTGGAGTGACTACAGATGCCTTTATGATAGATGTTCCTTTTGTAGCTTGTCCTATCATTTCACCTATTAAAGAACCTAATTCGCTCATTTCTTATCCCACCCTTCTGGAAACAGTTGTTCTAATTTATCTACTTTTTTATTTTTCTCTTTTTTAGCTTTTTTACTTTTTTTAGTTTTATCACTTTTTTTAACTTTTTCTTTGTTTTCAAATTCTGCTTTATCCATTACATTTTCAAATGCAAGTTCAACATTACAATAATGGGTTTCTCCCTCAAAAATATGAGTATCTGATTTAACTAAAAAATCTCCAACAAGCCCGCTATGTGGTTCTTGTATTCCTATGTTATACCCTGCTTGAATTAATACATTCCCTAAACATTGCAATTTTGCACTCTTTTCTACACTCTTTAGCATGTCTTTAGCATTTGTTATATTATCTACATCTTTTTCAAATTGCATGACTTGTTGAAATAGTCCGAATTTCTTTTTATCTTCTGCATTCTCTACTTTATTAAGTATTTGTTGCTTTTCATTCTCAACTTTATAGATAACAATTTGATTTATCATATTTTCTATGCTTTCTTCATAAGAAGAAGTTGAGATGTTATCTGCACTTGTTAAAAGAACATCAGCATGACTTCCTTGCTCAACTATATCTATTGCTTTATCATTACTTACAATAGAATAAATCTTTTTATTTTTTCTGTGTTGAATAGTATAAGCATTTAATATAATTTCGTATCCGCTTCTATCAATAGCTGGATAAGTACAAGTAACTTCATCTTTTGGTATTTTACCTACTTTTAAATTAAGTTCTCCACATATTTCTTTTATAATTTCAGAAGGCTTTTTTCTAAAGAAATTTTTAACAAAGTTATTTTTATTAAGATAAATAGAATTATCATAGGCATAGAATGTTTTAACATCAGTATCTCCTTTTTTTGAATGAAAAAATACCTTTCCAATAAATAATTTTTCATCATCATAGGAAAATTCAATTTCATCTCCTATTTCAGTTATGATATCTCCTAAGTACTCGACTTCTAATTTTCTAGCCGTTCCATGAATTGCTCCACTCCAAATAACCTGAATAAAAATATTTTTATATTCTTTTCCATTAACATATATTTTTACTTTTTCCATATTATCACCTTTGAAGTAAGCCTCTAGCTACATCTAGCAGTGTTTTATTTTTAGTAACTTCTATTAAACTTATTTCTACATCAATATCTCCAGTTCTTTCAACTATAGAAAAATTTAAACTTTGGATATAGCATTTAAAAAATATGTTGAATTCAGGAACAATTAAAGTTAAAGGTTCTTTATCATTTTTTAATTTAGTTAATGTTTCAACACAGCCAGATGGTGTTGCAGACAGTAAATAATTAAAAAAAGGAGATTTAAGATTAGGAAAAAATGTAGAAAATGTAATTCTTTCAGCTTTTCTATTTCCTATTAATGTCTTTTCTCCTACATCAATTATTTTAAAAATCTGTGTATCTTGCTCACTCTCAATCTTTAAATCCAAAGGTGGAACCACAAAGAAAAAAGGAGTACTTGTAGAATTTTTTAATAAAATAAATGTTGGTTTCATACTATCCTCCTTCTAATTTGTTATTTGTACATAATTTTTTAATTCTGCCATTATTTTTTGTTTAGACATTTCTGCAGTTTTTTCTAAATCTGCTTCATTTTTTATTACAACTCCACCCATATTAACATTTACTTGAGGAGAAAAATTAGTAGTTGCTGCTATAGGTGCTTTAACACCTAAATCTGCAAAAGCTTTTTCATATTCAGATTTTGGCTTTTTAGGTAGAGGTTTTCCGATTGGTATAGGTTTATTTAAAGACTCGACAGTTTTATTTTGTTGTATAACTTGTTCTTTAGCTAGATCTTGAGGTGATAATTTAGCAAGTCTTCTTCTTTCTTTAAAGTCTTCGTCAGTTTCTTTCATTAATTGTTCTAATCCTTTTCCTGAGCCTTTATTTTCTTTTATTTTTTCTTTTAACATATTTGCTTTTATGTACATGATTTTATCATCACTATCTGTTTTACTATTTCTTAAATCTATAGTTTCTAAATCTTTTTCAGCTTGTGCATTAGCTTCATCCCAAGTATACCCTTTTGATTGGTATTCTTTTCTTAATTCCCATTTATTCTTTGTTCTTCCTATTTTATCTCCTATCCAGTTTCCAACAGACCTACCAGCCTTATATGCTGCATAACTACCTATTACATATTTTCCAGCACCAGGAAAAATATTCTCTGCCATAGCTGCTACTTTTAATGCTGCAAATCCTTTAATAGCCTCAGCTGTAAGAGAAAATATTCTATTAAAATAAGATTCAACATTCTGAGTATCAAAAGTTCCTTTAGAATTTAATTCAGCCATTTTAGAAGTAAACTTATTTATGAAGTCAGTTGCAGTTGGTGCCAATCCTTCTCCAATTGATATCTTTAAGTCATCAACAGCACTTCTAAATTGAGCTAGTTTATCTTTTGTGTTATCACTCATTTCTTTTGCAAATCTATCTGTAGCACCAGTTGCATTTTTTATAGCATTCTCTGCTTTTTCTATCCCTTCTTTTGAAGTTCCTAACAAATTATTCATTACTTTTAATCCTTCAGAACCTGCAATAGTTGTTAAAAAGTAATTTCTTTGCTCATCACTCATATGTGCAAGTTTAGGCTTTAATTCTTCTAAAATTTTTCTTAATCCTTTAAACTTACCATTGTTATCATAAAGAGTCACTCCAACTTTTTTTAACGCAGCATCCATATCTGGAGTTGTTTTTGAAAGTCTTGCATAAATTGATGCTAAGTTTCTTCCTGCTATAGAACCTTTAAGTCCACTATCTGCTAATAATCCTAGAATAATATTCGTCTCTTCTAAACTTTCAAAATTCCTTGAAGTTGATGCAACATACTTATAAGCTTCTCCTAATTGTGCAATACTTGTATTAGTATTGTTAGCAGTAGCCGCCATGACATCCATAAATCTATCAGCATCTTGCAATTTTAACCCAAAAGCACTTATATTATCTGTAAGTAAATCTGATGTACTGGCTAAATCTTCTCCAGATGCAATAGAAAGTTTTAAAAGTTTTGGTGTCATTTCCAATACTTCATTTGTTTTCATACCAGCCATCGCTTGATACATTTGAGCTTGTGCTACTTCTTGTGCTGTAAATTTTGTACTTCTCCCAAGTTCTCTTGTTTGAGCCATTAGCATATTTTCTTCAGCAGCTGTTGCTCCCATAATAGCTTTATTTCTTCTAACTTGATCTTCCAAATCTGCAAAAGCAGTTAATGATGTTCCAGCAATAGCTCCCAATCCAGCTAAACCACCAACAGCAACCGCACCAAATTTATTCAATCCAGAATTAACTTTTTCCCAATTCATAGATTTAGCTTTTTGATAAAGTCCAGCTAGTCCTTTTTCTGCTTTATTTACAACAGCTGTAAATTTATCTTTGAGTTCTAGTCTAGCACTTAGTACATGTTCCAATTTTTCACCTCCAAATAAAAAAGAGCAGTTTTAAACTGCTCTTAATTTAATTATTTTATTTACTATTTATTTTTTTTGGATTGCCTCTCTAACAGTCCAACATTGGATTGTATCTCCAACCAATCTAATTTTTACTACACTA